GCAAAGTTTGTGACCAACACACCACGAGCACCAAAGAATCGACCACCAGCAAAGTTACCAAAAGGTGTTGCTTTCTTAGGCTGAACGATTTCAATGCTGCTAATATTATTAATTGAATTACCACCAATGGTCAAATTTTCTGTAGCAGTAAATGTACCTTGCGATGAGTGAAGCATCACATAAGTATCTGTTGTGTTTACACTCGCGACATAACCAGTTGCACCACTCGAAGATCCCGTCACCTCATCGCCGACATTGATCGTTCCAGTGATCGAGGCATATTGAATATAATGATCAATCCCAATATATTGCTGACCTTCTACACCTGCTCTGAGTGTCGTATCACCATCTCTTGTTAGGTATTGAAGATAACGATACGCATTGGCAAGAGTGGCACCCCCACAATTAACTGTGATAGAATAATTTTCATTTGTTGTATCATCATTAATGTCAGCAGTTGCAGGACCAAACGTGATACTAAAACCAGCAATGGATGTGAGAGACGGCGATTCGTTATTTAAATCTGGTGCTGTTGCAAGAGGTACGACGTTTCTGCCTTCATCTGTTTGAATTAAAAAGTTATCGTAAAGAGTATTTTCTTTCCTAGCAAAGAATGTAAAATATTGGCCATCGATGGTACCAAAAGGATCTGTACTTAAATCTGTAATCAAGAAAAGTCGATCTAAGAATCCTGCAGGCCAATATTTTGTAAGTAATGTTTGATCTTGAGCAACTTCAATATCTGTAGCCGATTCAATTGCACCAATCGTTGCAATATTATTCCATCTTTTTTCACCATCATTTGCTGCAGCAGTTTGCGTTGCTGTATGTGCGTTACAGGTTAATGTACCCGATGTCGAATCAAAATTATTTCCTGCTGCATTACTATCTGGACGAATCCAAAGATAAGTTCCGTAATCACTATCTTCGAAATCAAGAAGAGTACCAGAATCGCCATCTGCGTGTGTAATCGTGTTTCCAACATCACCTATTACTATATCTACGTTTGTGATAGGAACACAAACAATGCCTGTGGCAGAACCCACAGTTCGAGTCCAGCCAATGGTTTGTATCGAACCACCAGTTAAATGTTCAATCGTAGCCTGATCAATGAACCAAGGATCGTCATCACCTGTTTCAATGAGACCAATATCATATACCCTTGGTGTAACGGCCTTCATTGGAATACCAAAACTTTTGGCAATATAATCACCTACGCCTAAGGTATTATTATCAAAAAGGTCTTGAAGTGCTGTGTATAATTCATTCACTGTGCGAGTCGCAGTAGTGGCAGTTGATCCTGTCCATTTAATTTGCTTATCGCCGGCAGCATCTCCTGCAAAATATACTGTGATGTCACCGCTTAATAAAGATTCAGTTGCCATATTATAACTCCACTAACTCGTCTTCGATAAGCGTTACACTTACTGAGGCACCTGACGTTCCTGTATCTGCAGTTGTTTCTACTGGAATATATCTTGTACTTCCTGTGGTACTTTTCCTAATCCTTAACACGATAGGTGTGTTTGCTGCAGTAGAAACAGGAGAACTAAAATTACCACTCGAATTAGTAAGCTGATTTGTAATCGTGGCGCCGGTTGTTTCATTAAATACTGCTACTTGTGCACCGTTGATTGCAGTACCTGAAGCATCTTTTACAGAAATACTAATACCTACGTTTTGCTCTATATTAACGGTTCCTGTACCGCCAGCATTTACTATTTCTACCGTAGGGACTGTTGCATTATTAACAACTGAGATGGTAATCGTAGGAGTTCCTGAAGTAAATCTTAAACGCAATGCACCGCCGGATGTACTTGAAATACCAGTTCCAACTGTTTGAGTACCATATCCAGTTAAGGTATTTCCATTCCAGCTTAATGTACCAGTCGTTGTAATGCTATCAATGAATACTGCATTAACAGTACCAGAGTCTCTAATGAATTCACAATCGGTGATTGATGAAATCGTAGTTGTTGTGGAAATAAGAGATTCTGTTGCTGTCGAAACAGTATTATCGAAAGTACAATCAGTGAAGTTTGCTCCGCTTTGAGTAACAGCTTGACAACGTCTAAATGTTGTGCTAGTAATATCGTTCGAGTTAGTACCATCATTAAATACAAAAGTACCCATATCAGTAAAGGTACACCCATTGAAGGTGATAGTAGCATTGTCTGTAGCTACAAAGTTGCCTCTACTATTTGTTGCAGCAATTGCATCACCTACACCGGAGTTAATAAACGAAATGTTTGTCCAATCAACAATAGATGCAACAGACGTTCCATTTTGTATTTCTATTTGATGATAACCAGTACTAACCTTAGGTGTATTAAGAATTGTAATATTTTGGTTAGAGTCTACAAAACGAACTTCGTCTGTGCCATCTCCTAAGGCCAATCTACCTTGCCAAGAGAATCCACCTGGCACAGCCTGAAAAATGCCATATCGGTTTGTGCCAGTATCAAGTGTATCAGCGATATCTTGAAATGTTGCTGCAGCATCTGGTGTAGTACCACCAGTAACAATACTACTGCCTCGGCCTGTACGAATAGCGTCTACAGCAAATGACTGACCACGAGCCTGTCTACTTGCAGTAACCGCCATGCCAAGTACCTGGCCATCTCCACCACCACCATTGGTTGATGCTGTTACATCAGCAGTATGTGATGCTGGATCAACTGCGTAGCAATACCAACCGCCAAGTGGGTTAGGAGTAAAATTTGAACCAGAGGCAGCATAAAAATCAAGAGCACCTAAGCCAGTTCCAACCGCAGTCAATAGTCCTGGCGTGGCTGCGCCGTATGTGTTGAGTGAGGGAGGTGATGCCCAGAAACACCAAATTAAATAAGCACCGTCAGTAGGCAGAGTTTGCGTAGCTCCAGCGTCATAAAGTAGAGTGTTGGTATTTACACCGTTCTTGGTATGGCTTGCAGAAACACAAGTAGTACCCTGAATGTAGAAATCCGGTTCGTCTGATGGAGAACCACCGTCATTAAAATTACCGTCGGTACTTTGCGCCCACGTTTCAGTGCCGCCGCCGTCAGTGTTATTGATGTCAGCCGCAGCGACCGTAGTCAGATCTGTTGTTACGCTTGTTGCTGCCATTTTTGTAATGTACCCTGTTTATCGTTTTCGGTAGCCATGTGTTGTAAATCCTTTGTAAGCTCTGATACCGTCATTCCTTCAGGTAAATAGTAGCCTCCGTTATTCATTACAACTGCATGTCCTGCGTCATTTATTTTTCTTATAATTTTTTGCACTTCATCTGACTTATATGCATCTGGATAATCATCATCTACATGAGCCCAATAAACTAAACTATGTGATGGCAATTCAAATAATACATGACAGCGATCTGGTCTATAACTGTCTGGTATTTGTGTTTGCTTTATCCATAAGCAATCAAATGTTCTACAAATTTCATCCCGTTTTTCATGAATACTGCATCCACTATTTGGCACACAATGTTTACAATATTCTCCAATCGGACTTTCATATTCCGATACGTATAACATTTTGCAGCATAATGTACATTCACCACATTCTCGTGTGGTGGCAATCAAATCATTCATAATCAATTATACTCGAATGTTGCCCTATCGTCCCATACCTTATCAAAATCGGCCGAATTATCTGCCCAAATTATTTCGATGTCATCACCTACTTCATAGACACGCTTAATTCGCCAAACAGGATTCGCCCGATTCGAACCGGGATCTGCCTCTCCGACATATGTGAATCCATTCACCTCGTCGGTATCTATTAATCTGTCGTATTGTTTTTCCATGCCTATCTGTAACCTCTCTGTTATATCTATGAAAGACTGAGAGACGAATTTCTGTTTTTCTGTATCAAATATCAGTATTGCATCACCTTCCATCATGTGACGTTTCTTAAATTCAACGTCATCCATCTGCAAGATATTCACAGAACCACCACCGCCGATTTCTCTGAGCGATTGGTTGACCCTCTTGACAAATTCATTGAATTTTGTTGTAATATCTTTGAGAGATGCTTCGGTATTTTTCTCGTTCGAATCAAATGCCGTAGTGATCTTGGCCTCGAAACTTGAGATGTCTTTTTTTGTTTCAGAAATGAATTTAGAGATTTGATTCTCTGTGAGTTGGGTAGTCTCTACGAGAGTCTTTTCGAAGGCTTGGATTTCTTTGGTATAATCCTTACCATCTTTCCCTGCGATACCACGCTCACCTTTCAGTCCACGAGGTCCTGCCGGACCTTGTTCACCTATAAGGCCTCGAGTGCCTGGGTCACCTTGTTCACCTTTCGGGCCTTGGGGTCCTCGTACTACGGTATTAGAATCAAGTTGGCCAACCTTACGATAGATATCATCTACGTTTTCGTTGAGCTCTTTTCGAAACTTCTTGAATATACTGACGAGGAAACCGTTATTAACAATCTCATTTACGTTCATACTATATTACTCCGATTCAATAAATTTCGTCATACTGTCAATAAGCTTTAGTTGACTTTCTTCTAATTTCTCCTTAGAATCTACAATGAGAGCGGTATCTTTATTTGAGGTATTAGCCGTCTTTTTGATGTCACGTGGGTCGAGATCCATCTCCATATCGCCGAATTCATCCTCACCATCACCGGAAGCCTTTTCATTTTCGATTTCCTGAGTAATAGTTTCGATATCTTCTTCTGACATCTGAAGAACGTTCTTCTGAATCCAGATCTTAGAGTAATACTGACCCTTATATTCTTCAATAGTGGTCAAGGTCTCTAATCTTTCACGGAGAATCTCTGCCTGCTTTAATTCCTCAAAATAATTCTCTTTTATGAAATCAAAGCGAATATCATTCTTGATCTGGGCAAAGTCGTCTGGGTTCATAATACCCTTCAGAACAAGTTGCTTCTCTAGCAATTGTATGAAGATATTTGCAAATCGTGCACGAACTCTTCGAATGAATTTACCAAATTTTAATTCATCTCTGGTGATCTCTGAAACACGACCGAAAGAATACATTGCTTCTGGTTCAAGTCTTGACAGTGGTACGCGAAGAGCCTTAAAGAGTTTCCTTTGGAAATATTGAAGGTTCTCATCAGTACTCAATGCCTGGGCAGATCCACCTGCAAGTGTATCTACCTCTGTCGTTCTTTCCCCGCCCCTACGTGGGAACCAGAAATCTTCCGTCATGGTCATCATCTTACGACCATCAGTGATTTCACCCGTGGATGAGTTATATTGAAGTTTATTCTTATGGCGAGTCATCATATCCCGTAGATATTGCTCTGCCTTGTTCTTAGGCAGGTTACCTACATCGATATAGAAGATTCGACGTTCTGGAGCTCGTGTCAGTGTATAGATTACCGTAGCATCTTCCAACATACGAAGCTGATTAAGAGGCTTCATTGTCGGATGAAGATGTGATAACACCATAGAATTATCTTCGGTGACGATACCAGACGTTACACGAGCGATTGAATCTTTGGCAATCTTGATACCCTGTTGAGGGCCACCAGCACCACCAGAGCCCGATCCACCAAAACCAGAGTCCGAATAAATGTAGAATTCATTTTTAACTTGTTTCGTGGGTATTGATGCCTCACCAGTACCGGCCTTACTTTTGGCCATCTCACGAATTAGTTTGAGCTTTCGTGGGTCTACATATCTGAGTTCGGTGATGCCTTTTTTGATATCATTCTCGTCTATCATTACGTGATAGTTGAGACGACCATCTACATAGAATTTTGAAAATATCTCGTATCCAGCATTTGTGAAATCCAATAAGGATAATATAGTGCCGAATTCATCGCGAATTTTATCTTGAATTTTATCAGGTATTTCTGCATCATCGAGTACGATTTCGACTACCTGGTCATTCGTATCGATATTAATTGCCTCATTGACAATCTCGTCGATAGCTTGTGTGATTTCTGGCTGCATTGCCAGGTTACGATATCGCGTGATAAGTTCAGATTCGGTCTTAGCCGAACCTTCCATATCAAGCATTGATGTATAGAAACCGCCGAGGGAGCCCCCGACTGTTATTGCTCCATCATCATTTTGTGGCTCGACGAAAGAAACCGGAGTATTTCCCCCGGTTTCTTGATCGGAAGCCCTAGTTATTGAGAAACCAAATAACTTCATGTTATAACACCCCTTATTTTATTAAGTGGTGGAAATGCCAGTAGCGCCTTCAACTCTCCAAAAATCAAATTGGAAGGTAACACCGAATTCTTCGATGGTGTCTACCTGATCCCAACCCAGTTCGATTGCATCGATTGTGAGTGGGTACATTCCCTCAAATACGTAAGTTCGGAGTGGTGATCCGTCCTTACTAAATTGTGTAATGATTCCGTTAGACTTATAATCCTGTGGGAGTGCACGGAGATTGCTATCATGTGTGTTGATAGCATTAGACCATGCCTCTAATGAATTGCGAACTGCGAAATCTTCATCATTAATTACGGTGACAGTCCAATCTTCGAAGGTTCTATCACCTGCATATCGAACATTACGTCCGTAATATGGAACTTCAATTGTTCCAAGGGTCGACCCAGGTAACTGGGCCGTTTTAACCATGAAAGGTACCTTGAAATCTGCATTTGGCAACACAGGATTCAAAATCTGAACTTGGAAAAGAGTTGGACGAGCACCACCGCCTACAAGCTGTGATTTAAACTCGTTGATATTGAAACTCATGTTCTCGTTCTCCTATTGTTATTTCTATTTATGAAAGTGAGCCAACAATTTCGTCAAATTCAATTCCAGTCCTCGTCGCAACAAATGTCAATTCGATGACATTGATTGATCGTGCAGGCTTAATGAAGATATTTGCTCGGAATTGATTCGCATCGATTACCTCTGCCGTATTAACAGTACCATCAGATACCACACGGAAGTCCGTAATACCACGGCGACCTTGTATTTCACGAAGGAAAGGATCGACGATATTCTTGAATTGTGTTTGAGTGAACTCATCATTCAGTTCGAACAAGAACGATTGTGCTGCATTTGCAATTGCCTTTTCTACAGCAATGAACAATCTTCGTACGTTAAGACGATCGAAGGCACTAGGAAGACCGAGTCCTGTCTTATCGCCAAACAGAATGATACCTTGACCTACCTGAGACATTACAGGGTTGATATCTGAACTGTATAATACATCACGTTGTGGCTTATTCGGATTGAAAGCAAGCTTAACAACATTCTTGATTACACCTTTTCGGAATCCAGCCGGAGACTCATAGGGTTCAACCCTAGCAGCAAGACCAGCAGTATCACCATTCAGTGGTACCCAACGATAGGTATCATTGTACTTGTCGTATCGATATTTGTATCCAGAATCTAGGAACCAGTAAGAAGAATTCTGTAACTTATTTCTGAAGGCGACAATATTAGTCATCTTAGTTTCGGTTACAAGAGTATCTACAACTGCCTCTTTGGAAGGCGAAACGAAAGCAACAACATCTTTACGGTAGTCTGCAATGTTACTGATCACATAATTAGGAATCGTAGCAGCATCGTCTGATTTACCAACGATCGCGAATGAAATATCAATCTCATTAGTGTTCTTGAATACGTCCCATGCC